GTCGCTTCTACTTTCGTCAGGTCCAATAGGAACAGCATAGTTTTCTAGGTATTTATCTAACTTTGTCTGCTTACCTTCTCTATCTGCGTATTTTTGAATACGATAAACATCTGCTTCATCAGCCTTATTACCTTGTAGATCTCTCTGTAATTTACTATAAGCATATGGTTTGCTTGCTGAACTTAATGGATCGCCTTTGGAAATGGCAGCAAGATGTATCACCGTATCAATTACTGGATTGTAATCAACTGATAGTTTTTGTAGTTCTTGGGCTAATGCCTTATCAGTAAGTGATTCGTCCATCAGCATACTATTCAGCAACTGCATGTCTTCTATGTCCTTGTCTGTTCCCTGCTCAATCAATTGTGCGAAGACGTTATCAACCATCCAACCATACTTACGCAACTGTTTGACAGCACCAACTGTGAAGGGCATTTCTCTTTGATAAATACCACGAGCAGTGCCAGTTCTTTCAAAATTATCTGGGACTTGTTTCTTTGGTCCCTGCTCGGTGCCAGCATCTACTTCTTTATTAAATTTAATAGCCTCTCGATACTTCTTTAGGTCAGTGCCGGTTTGCTGTCTTGTAGTTGCTGGGAGATTAGTCATGTCAACTGCTAAACCTTGTTCAGCAACAGCGATCGCTTCCAAGGGCACTGCTAGGTTTCTATCTACTGGTGAAGTAGCAAGGAATTCTTCTTTGCCAGTCGTCGGTGACGGCATAGAGAAAGCAGGTTCGATTATTGAACTATACATTCTAATTTCTTCGGCGATCTGTTCTTTGGGAGGAACTGTTCTACTGTATTGTCCTTCTCGACCTTGCTCTTCATCAAAAAAGCCAAACATACTTTTTATCTTTTTCATTTTATCACCAACTTTTACATGACCAATACTTGGCGGTCAATTTGTTTGCTCTGGTTGATTTCTTATCGCAGCCGTGTCTTGCTCTGAAAGACTTACGGGCTTTGGGATTAGACTTCTTAATTCTCATATTAGCATCACCATAACGGATAGTCTTCTTCTTGCCCTTCTGGCAGGCTGTGACTACCTTCTTTTTTCTTCCGTGCCCTGCTTCCCCTTTACGGATTCTGCGTGGCTTATTACAGGCTGTGGCTTGTTTTCTAGGCATAATAAAATGACCTCCCTTCTACTAATAAGAGGGGAGGTCAAGTCAAGCAGTTAAAGTTATTATTTAGTTTGCTGCGACTTATGCCACTTAAATGCTTCAAGGGCATTCTTAAACTGCGGTGTGCCTGATGGATTAGATCGTGAGCCTGTTGAGGACTTACGAACTACACTACGACGTTCGGCTTTACGAGCAGCAATCTCATTACGCTCCTGTTGTAGTTTAGTAGATCCAACCTTTGCCTTTACGATAAAGAAAGCATCCTCCATTTTTAGTTCAGGTCGGTTCTTTAATAGTTCTATCATAGGGGCACGATAAGCAGGATCGGTAATCTCTGGATTATTTGCCTTAAATTCTTGTAGTGCCATCCTACGCTGTTTAACTTCTAGTTCCTCTTGTGCTGGTGCCATCATCTCTCGTAGCATTAATTTAGCCTGTCGCTGAATCTCTGCCTTCATTCCATCAGCATCAAATAAATCGTATTCGGCATTCTCATCTACATCTCGTAGTTGTTTAGCCATAGCACCATTCACAATGCCTTCGTTCTGGGCTTCCATATGTCTCTTGGACGCCTCAACTTCTTTACGCATAGCAGCAAGTTCCTGCGTTTTTCTGGTGTAGTCCCCTCTAATGTTGGCTAAATGTTTGCGGACATCTTCTGGGACATTATGAATCCATTCATTTAGAGGGCGCATTCCCTTATGTTGTGCGTCGTCAGTAAACAAAGGATCTCTATCCTGTGAATAGTTCATTAGATCATCTAGTGTAAAGTTCTCAATCGTCTCTTCAATGGTCTCTGTTTGAGGTGCTGCCTCGGCAGTCTCGTCCCCAACAGAGGTGTTGCCTTCGGGGGCAGTTTCTGTTGTTTCCATTTTATTCTCCTTGTAGATAATGGATTGCTTTATTAAGCAAGTCTTGGTCGTCTTTAAAAAGTCCAAGAGCCATATTACATTTATCGCAAAGTAGCCCTCTAACTTCTCCCGTTGCGTGGCAGTGATCCACGGCAAGTCTTTTGTTTAATTCTGATTGGTGGATAGAACAGATGGCACAACAGCCATCTTGATCAACAAACATCTGATTGTAATCTTCTGGTGTAATGCCATAAGNAACTTTAAGATGAGACTTTCGTTTCATCTCGTCGTANTGTTCTTTCCGTAGTTCTCTGTTTTTCTTTGTTCTTTGCTTGTAAGTGTCTTTGTTCTTCGCATAGTTGCGAGCACAAGCAGCAAGGCGGTCTTCTCTATTCTTGTAAGGCATCAGTCCTCCTTACTTAATGTAACCACGGAATAAGTCTGTTCAAGTTCTAAACAGATCTTTTTTGTAAATGCTAGGTAATCATCAACAGACATTTCTTCTGGTTTAGAATAACCTATTCTACAAAAATCAGGTCGTGTTTCATAAATGGAACACTTATTATCTTCGGTAAGCAAAGGGCAGGAGATTGCTTTACAGCAAGCCCCACAGCCCCAGCAGTCATAGTCTAGTTGCCACGAGGGCTTGCTCACATTCTGCTCATCATCATAGCATCTTCTTCTTCAGGCGACATAGTTTCCATCTCTGGCTCTCTATCCATTTCGCCTTCTTCTTCGCCGTCAATCTCTTCCTGTAAGAATCTTTTAAATTCTTTATCTTTTGACAACATCTCCAACTTACCAGCAATAGTCATAAGTGCTGTGTCATCACGGACATCATCTAGATCAATTCGCATCTCATCACGAATAGCATCTTCACCAATAGCCTCTTCAACAGCCTGCTGAAACATAGCAAGAATTCTTACGAAGTCAGTAGGAAGAACTTCGGTATCCTCAACGTCAGGATAATCTGGTGATTGTCCAAATAGAGGCAACAATGCGTTAGTCCCACGAACAAGAGGACCAAGCCCACGAGAAGTAAAATCACCTCGGGGAGCCATCGCTGCAAACATATCAGCATCTGCTTCCTCTGCCATTTCTAGTTCCTCTCCCATTGGATCGCCCTTTGGGCGGGAACCTACACCAATCATAACAACCTTGTCTTTATCCATTTTAATCTCCTTTTAAATGGTGATCTTTTGATCATAAAGTTTGTCGAGCGTCCCGTCCAAACAATCACTTGCTGGAAAAGCCTCTGTCATAGCCTTGTTTTGGTCACCAGTCTCGGCTAATGTAGTCTGGTAAATGTCTGCTCTTCTGTCTTGTTCTGCTGATCTTTCTCTAATCTCTGCTTGCTTGCTCTCTATCCATCCTTCACCTAGGTCTGATTCAGCAACAAAACCATTAGCATTTAAAATCTTTTCTTCTTCTCGTTTAGAGGCTACTTTCCTTCCTAACGCCTGTGAATAATAAGTGTGGCTCATTCCCTCGGTCCAGTTTCCAGACCACAGAGAAGCCGTTTTAGCAGGCATGGAAAGCATCTTACGCATAGCATCACCGCAGTGTGGGCAGATGACTTCTATCTGTTTAGATCTATCATAAGACATAAGGAATTCTTGTTCAAAACCATCACGATCACACTTCCAAGAATAAAGGGGCATCAGGGCTTCCTCCCTAACATTCTAGCAGTCTCTTCGGCAGATGTGACCTGTTCTGTTACACCACCTTCTATGTTGCCTTGGTCGGCAGCAGAGGGGCTAGCAACGGGGGCAGGAGGCTGCTCAATGACTTCTAAAAAGTCTTTCGGTAATTCATACATTCTAATTAATTCTTCCTTTATTTTAGTGGGAGGAACACCAAGTCCCTGTAGTGTAGGGAGCAGAGCCAAGAAGTTCTGCTTACGCATAGCATCTGATAGTGGTGTGGAACCTTGGTCAAGAGCATTAATGCGGAACTTACCATCTAGGTCTGTGGGCGTAATAACACGAGCCTCACCTTCTACATCAAGCACAGCAGTCTCACCTTCCTCCGCTAATAGGTCTAGGAGCCTTATATAAATTTCAGTAATGCGTTCTAGTGCTTGGTCTTTTTCTCTCGCCATCTTACCGATTTCACTTGCTGAATACTGGGCTAGGGCTGTAATCTCTGTGGCTGTTGCTTTGGTTGCTTCGCCTCTACTGAAAGGAGCAAGGATAGATCCTCTGTTAATGTCCTGTTCTATGTAAGCCAAGTAGCGGTCAAAGTTAGAACTGATAGGCTCAACACCAACCTGCTGAATAAGTCCAGCAAGACTATCTTCGTCAACACCAATCATCGCTCCATCAATTCCCGCAGTAATCTTCGCAAGTTGCTCTTCATCAAACGAACCTTCTTTGTAAAGATACTGACGACTATCCCTGCGAACAGCATTAGCCCAATAAGTGCGTAGAATGTTTTTCTCATAAATCTGGTCATAGATCCTCGCAAGTGCTGATAGACCGTCCATTGGTTTTGAGGGACAACGGCTGTAATAAAGTGTAGTAATGTTGGGCAGAGGATTATCGTTATAAGTTCTAATAGGAATAGAAGCACGTTCAAGAATCTTATCACCACCAAAATAGTTAGGAGACCAGTAGTAGACCTCATCATAAAGGAGATCATAAAGTTCCACAATCTCAACATAAAGATAATCATCTGGAAGATTTGCTAGTGAATCGTCATAAAGATTAGTGCGTGGCTCATAGGAATTAAAGTAATCCTGCTTGGGAACTGGTGTGAATTGTTTAGCACCAAACTTCTTCTTTGCTTCTGGTAGTGTAATGAAGTAATTATGTCCAATAAATCTAGAAGTCTTTTCGTCAGACGCATCTCTATCAACCATAACCTCCCAGCAAGGAATGGCTTCTATGGCTACTTTATCAAGCATCTCGTTAGAATCTATGGGGCATAACTTTAATGCGCTGTATTCGTAGATAAGTGCTAGTCTGCTCGCAATCTCTAACTGTTCTCTCTGTGTGTA